TGAGCGATCAGGTGAGCGCTCAGGTGAGCGATCAGGTGAGCGATCAGGTGAGCGATCAGGTGAGCGCTCAGGTGAGCGCTCAGGTGCGCGCTCAGGTGCGCGCTCAGGTGCACGCTCAGGTGCACGCTCAGGTGCACGCTCAGGTGCGCGATCAGGTGAGCGATCAGGTTCTCGCTCAGGTGAGCGATCAGGTGCGCGATCAGGTGAGCGATCAGGTGAGCGATCAGGTGAGCGATCAGGTGAGCGCTCAGGTGAGCGATCAGGTTCTCGCTCAGGTGAGCGATCAGGTTCTCGCTCAGGTGCGCGATCAGGTGCACGCTCAGGTGCACGCTCAGGTGAGCGCTCAGGTGCACGCTCAGGTGAGCGATCAGGTGCACGTCTTCGACGACATTGAGGTCCGATCCCTCGCCGATCGCTTCTGGTGGTGGACGCCGGGCTCGCTCGGCAGCGCGTGGTGGATCAGCTACTTCGACTCGCTGCGCGAATGGTGCGACTTCCAGAAGCTCGAGGGGCTCTCGATGATGGCCGAGAGCTGCGCCTGGGCATTCACCTTCCCCGACATCGTCGTCTTCTGTGCGCCGCCAACGATCATCGCGCGTGACGATCGCGGCCGCCTCCACTCAGACACGGGTGCCGCGGTGCTCTTCGCCGATGGCTGGGGCGTCTGGGCACATCACGGCACCCGAGTGCCACAGCAGGTGATCGAAGCACCGGAGACGATGACGGCCAAGCAGATCAGGGACGAGCCGAATGCCGAGGTTCGGCGCGTCATGGTCGAGCGTTTCACGGCAGAGCGCTACATCCGGGACATCGGCGCCCAGGTGATCGACCACTCGGACTACGGGAAGCTCTATCGGGCCGATTTCCCGGACGATGAGGCGCTGGTGGTGGTCGAGGTCGAGAACTCGACCCCTGAGCCCGATGGCACGACCAAGATGTACTTCCTCCGGGTGCCGCCGACGATCGAGACGGCGAGAGAGGCCGTGGCGTGGACCTTCGAGCTGACGCCCGAAGCCTATGACGTGATGGTGCAGACGTGAAGCGCGGGGAGATACTGGTCGAGCTGGCCAAGATGCCAGAGACCGAGGCACGCGAGAAGCTCGCGCGTGACCTCGGTCAGGCGATCGACCTAGACGACGAGTGGCGGCGCGATCTCGAGCGGCACCAGCTCGCTGTTATCGTCGATCTCGCGCAGCGGGTGGGCGTGAAGCTCGAATCGGTCGTGGTGGCCGGCGGCTATACCACGCTGCGCGTCTGCGTTGAGCGATCGCGATGAAGCTGCCGGCGTACTTCGCGTACCCGGACCTTGAAGACCGGCTGGCCAACATGCTGCGCGCGCCCACGGCCGAGGCCTCGCGCTTTCGCTGGCCACCGCCGCGCACACCCATCCCGCAGACGACGCTGCTCGATCGCATCGCGCCGATGCGCTCGGCGCTCCTACTGTCGCGCGTGCTGCCGATGCCGCCGCTCGGCTGGTGCTGGCGGCGCGAGCAGGACCGGCACGGCTACCGGCTCATGCCGCTTTGGCTCGACTGGCTGCTCGAGCTTCGCTTCTGGCGCTGGTGGCTCTTCGCGCCACTGCTGCGCTGGGGCTGGCTTGAGGCGCCGCATGACGGCTGCTACTTCCACGAGCTGAGGCCGCGCGGATGGCGCGCCTGGTGGACGCCGGAGCGTGAGGCGAGTTGGCACTACACGAAGACCGGAGAGTGGCCATGAGCGACCGATCCGCCTGCGAGCACTGCGGCGCCGGCTACTCAACATGGCTCGCATGCACCGAGCAGCTATGCGGTGCGCTCATCGTGCGCGAGTCTGAGCCCTCGCACTTCTGCCCGCCGCTGCGCGATCCGGTACGGGCCCGCGACGGCTGGCCAGAGCGCGATGATATCCCGAGCGCCGATCCGGAGTCGTGCGAATGACGCGCCGCCAGCGCCGGCGCCGTCGCATCTGGGCGAACAAGGTCCGTCGCGCCGTTATGTGGGCTGCGCGAACCGGTGCGACCGTGGTGACGCTCCCGTGCGGGCCGCGCACGCGCTGGCTCGTCGCTAAGCCGTACCTGCATCTGCCGGTGCGCTTCGCTCCCGGTTCCACCTTCTCCCCGCGACCGTGACCGCGCCGGCGCTCGCACCCACCGCGCCCCGTGGCCGCGTCGCGATCCTCGCCGCCCTCGCCCAGGCGCGCGAGCGACTCCGCACCTACCGGAGTCAGTACACCGTCGAAGTGACGATCCGTGGCCAGCGGCGCGTGCTCTATCGTGCGCAGCCCAAGCAGGATTTACTGCACGGCGCTGGCGCTCCGAACATCCTCTTCGGTGGCGCGGCCGGCGGCTCGAAGAGCCACGGGCTCCGCTGGGATGCATTCCTTAAGTGCCTGCGCGTCCGGAACCTCAAGTGCTTGTTCCTGCGCCGCACGTACCCAGAGCTGAACCGTACGCACTTGATGCGACTGCCGCACGAGCTGCCGGCCGAGATCGCGTCGTACCACAAGGGCGATCACCTCCTGACGTTCAGGGGCACAGGCTCGATCGTCCAGTTCGCGCACTGTCAGGATATCAAGGCGCTGTCTGGCTTCCTCTCTACCGAGTGGGACGTCATCTACGTCGATGAGGGCAGCACGTTCCTGCCGATGATGCTGAACATGCTGCAGACGCGCGCGCGCTCGACGATCGAGGGCGTCACGCCGCAGTTCATCATTGCGTCGAACCCGGGCGGCGACGCCCATCTGTGGCTGCTCCAGCGCTTCATTGAGAAGGCAGTGCCCGAAGAGGAAGACCCGGACGGCGAGTACGATCCGGACGACTACTTCTTCATTCCCTCGCTACTCACTGATAATGCCTACATCCAGGACGCCTATGTAAAGCGTCTGCTGGCGCTGCCGGTCAACGAGCAAGACGCCTATCTCTACGGCAAGTGGACCGCCTTCGCCGGCCAGTTCTTCCGCGAGTGGGACGCCGAGCGTCATCTGCGCCGGATCGCCAAGGTGCCCGACTGGTGGGAGCTTGAGGCCGGCATGGATTGGGGCTACTCGCCGGACCCTGGGGTCGTCGAGCTGGCCGCCTTCGACGAGTTCGGACGCGCGCACTTTATTCGCGAGCTGCTCTTCTCCGAATCGAGCGCGCGCCAAGTGGCGCAGCAGATGTACGACGCTTTTCCCGAGGGTCGCACCCGCGAGATCATCGTGCGCGGGGATACGCAGATGTGGGCCAAGAATCCGGAGACGCACGTCTCGATTGCCGGTGCGATCAACGACGCGCTGGCCGAGCTTGGGTCCAAGATGACGCTGGTCCAGGCCAACAAGGACCGAACGAACGGCTGGATGCGCGTGCGGCAGTTCCTCTCCTTCCGCCGCGACCCCAACCCGCCGAAGGACGATCCCCTGCGCATCTCGCCGGGGATGGTTGTCGCGCAGCCCGATGTGCAGACCGGCTACGGCTGCCCCTATCTGGCGGCAACGATCGGCGCGCAGCGCTATGACGATCGTCCCGGCCATGTCGGCGACATGAAGCCCAGCAGCAACGATCACGGCTGCGACGCGGGCCGCTATCTACTGATCGCGCACGAGCCGCTGTCCGAGGTGCCGATCGAGGAACAGCCGGGCAAGGCGCATCACGAGATCGTGCACGAGCGGAACCGGAAGATCATCGAGCGGATCGCGGCCGCCGCGGCGCTTGAGCATCCGGAGTTGGCGACGATGCCGGCCGTGCTCAAGCCGGACGCGCTCTCGATCGTGGCCGATCAGGTCGACGGCGAAGCCAGTCCCGGCGATCTCTCGGCCTTCTATGGCTGATGCTGGCGCGCTGCGAGGGTGCAGTATAGGTTGGGCAGCAGCAGGGTGACGCAGCGGTAGCGTGCGAGGCTCATAACCTCGAAGTCGCGGGTTCGATTCCCGCCCCTGCCATACTGATCCACTCGGCCACCAAGGCCCGCTTCCTCTGATCGAGGGGGCGGGCCTTTCGTCGTTTCCGGAGGACGCATGCTCGTCGCTGGTGCCCTGCTGCTCGGTCTCGTACTCGGCGTCGCGTTCGCGCTCGGGCTCGCCGAGCGACTCGATCGCGAACGCCGCCGCGCCACCGATGCGCACGCCATCTTACTCGGCGAGGCGCTCACGTTCGAGCGAAGCCGCGTCAGGGACCTGGCCGGCATGCTCGACCAAGCGACCGCTGACCGGCTCCGCGTCGCACCGCCCGAGAGCGTGCACACCGGCCCGGCCGAGACGCCGCTCCCGCCCGAGATGCTCGCCGAGTTGGAAGCGCTCGACAGTGACGCGGCCCGCGCCGAGTACGAGTTGGTCTTCCGCGAAGCGATTCGCCTGCACCCTGAGAAGACGACGGCCGAACTTATTGCCGCGGTCATGCCCGCGTGACCAGTCCCGCGAACCTGGAGAAGGTGAACGGCCTGATGCAGCGGCTGAGCCGGGCGTTCAGTGGTCCCGACCGCCAGACGCCGGGATTCGATGGCCGCGCCGCCAAGCCCGCCGTTACCGCGCTCAAAAAGGTCGGGCTCTCAGCGGTCACGTACAACGGCACCGACGCCGAGCTGCAAGACTTCGTGCAGCGGTTGGAGGACGAGCAGAACTGGCTGGTGTGGGAGCGCATGCGCGAGTGGATGCTCCACCTCTACTACGTCGGTGGCGAGCAGCGGCTCACCTGGCACAAGGGGCGACGCGCGTACCTCCCGCGGCCCACGATGCCCTGGACGGTCAAGAGCTTCTACAACGTCTGCGCCAAGGCCGAGAACTATCGCGTCTCCCGTCTCACTGAGAACAAGCCCTCGGTCAGCGTGCAGGCACGCACCGCCAGCCGCGACGACATCGAGAAGGCCGAGTACAAGGAGCAGCTCTTCTGGTACCTCTGGGACCGGCTGCAGCTGCACCAGAAGATCGTCCGCGCCCGGCGCTGGGGATTCAAGACGGGCTCGGGCTTCCTCAAGGTCGGCTGGGACCCCGAAGCCGGGCCCGCCTGTCCAGCCACGCGACAGGTCCCGCGCAAGCGAGCAATCCCGGTCCTCGATGATCTGGGCCAGCCCGTCATGGACGAGATGGGCCAGGCGCAGACGGAAGAGATCATCGACGGCGTTGACGAGTTCTACTTGGACGCCAAAGGCGAAGAGGTCGGGCCGGTCGAGATCGAAGAGGCCGATCCGATCACGGGCGACGTCAAGCGCACCAAGGCGCCGATCCCGCAGGAGACCGAGTACTACCACGAGGGTGAGGTCTACTGTGAGGTCGTCCCGCCCTTTGAGCTGCGTTGGGACCGCTTCACCGATGCGCTTGAGGACAGCTGGTACATCCAGCATATCCGCGTGCGGCCCATGTCGCAGATTCTGGCCGACTTCCCCGAGAAGGCCGACGAGCTGCGCGAAGCCAACATCGCGGAGGACTCGGACTCATTCATGCGCTGGACCGGGCTCGTCTCGACTTCGGGCACCGCCGAGTCGCCCGGCTTCTCGCGCGCCAACCGGCGGGCCGGCACAACGCAGGCCGATGAAGACGCCTTTCTGCAGCGCGAATATCGCCAGGTCGAGACGTGGATCTACCCAAAGAACGATCTGCTGCGTCGGCTCTGGGGCGAGCGCGGTGCGGTCATCACGACCGTGGGCGGCGTCCTGGTCGAGAAGAAGCCCATGCGCGAGTGGGCCACCAAGGCCTGCAACTTCATCCAGATTCCCGACACGATCGAAGAGGGGAACCACTACGGCAAGCCGCCCATGCGCGACTTGGTCCCGCTCCAGGACGATATCAACCGCTCGCGCTCGATGCAGGCCGAGCGCTTGGCGATCATCACGCGGCTACTCCTCTGGGCGCCCAACAACCACGGGATGAACGTCAACATCTTGGGCCACTTGCCCGGGATGCTGCTCACTACGCGGAGCAAGGACCACAAGCCCGAAGCGCTCGACCTCGGGAGCAACGACCCCGGCATCGAGAACTTCTATAACGGCTCGCTGAATGCGTTCAACGACCTCGGCAACACCAATGAGGCCAGCTCGGGGAAGCTCCCGAGTGCGGGCTTGGCGGCCAAGGCGATCTACGCGCTCCAGTACGCGGACGAGCGGAGCATTACTGAGACCAGCAACCTGCAAGACTTGGCGCTCAAGCGCCTGGCCGAAGCGCTCGATGCCGTCACGCGCGTCGAGTACACCGAGACGCGGAAGATTCGCCTGGTCGGTCCCGACCGCTCCTTCTTGGTCGAGCACGAGATCGGCCCCGACGTGCTCAAGGTGGACGTCGACTACACGTTCGTTCCGGGCTCGATGCTCTCGCGCCAGAAAGACGCGGTGAAGAACGAAATGTTCACGCTCCTCGAGGCGGGCGTGATCTCGCTCGCCGAGCTGCGGAAGCATCTGCCGACGGTCACGCCCGACATGTTCCGCCTCTCCTACGATCTACAGGAAGCCAAGGCGCGCCGACTGCTGAGCAAGATGAAGCGCCAGTCGACGCCGACCCCGGTGACTCCCGAGCCGTGGGACGATCCGCAGGTCTTTGCGGGTGTGCTTGAGGAGTACATGCTCTCGGCCGAGTGGGAGCAGTTCGCGACCTCGGCCCAAAAGGGCGCCGTGTCGCAGCTCTGGCAGGCGTACAAGCTGCAGGCGCAGATGGCCGCCGCGGGGCAAGCGATGCCCGGCGCACCGGGTGCGGCCGCTCAGGCGGGCCAGCCCGCGCCGGGCGGCGTCGATGGTGGCACGCCCGCTGGTGGCGAGCCGATGCAGCCCGGCGGCGTACCCGGCACGGCCGGCGCGCAGTCGCTCGAAGAGGAAGCAGTCAGCGAGATGGAGCCCGCGCCCGCGATGTAGGTAGGCTTGCGCGCAGGCGCGGGCACTGGTAGCGTAGTCGCAACAGAAGCACTGATTGCACCCGCGCGCGGATCAACCCGCGCCCGAACGTTCTGCTCCGGCCACGACGGCCCGCTGTCCTCTTACGAGGGCGGCGGGCCGTTTGTGCTTCCGGGAGGTCCCATGCCCGACACCGTCGCCCCGATCGCTGCTCCCGCTGCCGCCGCAGTGGCGCCCGTCTCCGCGCCTGTCGCCGAGACCACCGCCGCCCCGGTCGCACCGCCTGCCGCATCGAGCGATCCCGCGGCACCGAACAAGCCGGCGTCATTTCGTGGAATCTTCCGCGAGAAGATGAAGGAGCTCAAGGCCGAACAGGCCGAGCTCGCAGAGGGCGCGACGGGTGAGAACGCCCAAGGCACCGACGATACCATTCCGCCGGCGGATCGTGGAAGCACCGCCGGCGATGAGGCAGGAAAGGCGAAGACTGGAACGAGCGAGGGTGACGGGACGGGCGGCGAGGAACCATCCGGTGGGGAGGGCGAGCCGTCGTCCGCGCCCGCGCCCAAGCTCATTCAGCACGCCAAGTACGAGCTGGTCGACAGTGAAGGCACGCCGCAGTCCGTCGCATGGCCCGAGGGCGTCGCGCTGGAGCTCAAGCCCAGCGAGGGCAAGGCGCACCAGGTCAAGGACTTCGACGAGCTCGCCTCGCTCGCCGTTCAGGGACTCGAGTTGCGCCGCGTCGTCGCACGGAAGGGCAACGAGATTCAACAGATTCGGTCGCAGTTCCACGCCGACCGTCTCAAGTTCGAGACCGAGAACGAGGAGACGCTGCTCGCGGTCGTGTTCGACGACGAGGTGCGCGATCAGCTGCAGGAGAAGTTGGCCGCCTTCCGCGATCCCGCCGTGCGGAAGCTGGCCCAGGAGAACCGCGCCACCAAGGCGGCCGAAGCCGCCAGTGCCGCCGAACACGAGGAAGCCGCCGCCGAGCAGACGACGCAGCTGTATGCGATCGCCGACGCGCGCTTTGGCGCCCTCCTCAGAGAGTTCCCGCACTTGGTCGCCGACGATGCGCTGGCGATCAAGCAAGCACTGCACGCGAAGTACCTGTCCGCACGTCAGACGCAGGGCGACGACGCCGCCATTCGTGGCGCCTTCAACGACACCGCCCTCCGGTCTGCCATGGACGAGTTGAACGCGCGCTACGCGAAGCGCCTCGGGAAGCCTGCCGCACCGCCGCCGGTCACGACGGGCTCGCCCGCCGCACCGCCCGCGCCTGCCAAGGGTTCCGACGTCGTCGCGCGAGCCGCCCAGCACAACGCCAGGGTAGACGCTGCGCTCGAGAACAAGCCGGCCTCCCGATCGATGCGCGGCGCGGGTGCGCCTCCCGTCGGTGGAGACCCGGAGCCCAAGCCGCCCGCCTCGTGGGAAGAGGGGAAGGCGCGGCGGAAGGCCTTGTTCGCGGCCGTGGCCCAAGAGCCCTGAGCGCGTTCACGCGCGCGTCGCAAGACGCTCACTCCATCGCAGACCGCCCGGCCCCCTGGAGGGCCTGACCAGTGACCACGTACGCACAAATCTCCACGCTCGCGACGGCGGCCGTCGAGTCGACCTTCAAGGAGGTCTACACGATCGCGGCGTCGCTCGTGCCCGAGAGCAACGTGCTCTCCGCACAGTTCGCCAAGACCACCAAGGTGCAGCCCGGCCCCGAAGGCGTCGTCTTCAACGCGAAGACGGAGTCCGGTGGCGGCGTCGCCAACGTGCCAGACGGCAAGCTGCTCCCCGACCCCTCGGCCCCGCAGCGCAAGCGCGGCACGACGAACATCGTGCACGCCTACACCGTCATGGCGATCGGCGGTCAGAGCATCGCGCTCACCCGCACCAACAAGCAGGCCTTCCTCGAGAACCTCGAGGACCAGTTCGAAGACGGCATGGAGCGCGTCAAGGAAGACGTCGAGCGCCAGCTGAACGGCGACTCGCGCGGCATCCTGGCGGTGGTCGAGACGATCGCCGGCGCGCCGACCTATGGCGTCTACCGTCCGTACGGCTTCACCACGCCGGCCGGTGCGCCCGGTACGATGCTCTTCAAGGAGGGCATGGTCGTCGCGTTGATCAACCCCGCCGACGGGGTTGAGCGCGGGCGCGCGACGGTCACGGCCGTCGATGTCGATGACGACGAGATCACGCTCTCGGCGGTGATCGCCGCCGACGCGATTGGCGACTACATCGTGCTGGCCAACGCGGTCGATGCGACCGGCGCCGATGCGGTGAACAACTACCTCGGCGAGGCCAACGGCATCTTCGCCAACAACAACTCGGGCGACGAGTTCGAGGGCATCGACGGCGCGACCGTGCGCCGCTGGAACTCGCCGCGCGACGATCTGGCCGGTGTGCCGATCACGGAGAAGCTTCTTGCCCAGACCGAGGCCAAGATCAAGGCCAAGAGCGGCAAGAAGCCCAACCTGCACTACACGACCCGCGGCATCTCGATCGACCTGCAGTCGCAGCTGGCCGGCACCATCCGCCGCACCCAGAGCACCAAGCTCAAGGGCGGTTACGACGGGCTGGACATCAACGGCCGCACCGTCATCGAGGGCGACTTCGCGGTCAAGGGCACCTGGTCGATGCTCAACACCGACGAGGAGTGCGTGGCGATGATGGACCTCGCCAAGATGGGCTACATCGACACCGACGGAGCCAAGCTCCATCGGATCGAAGGCCGCCATGCGTTCCGCGCTGATCTGTGGTTCCCGTTCGGCCCGGTGTGGTACGACCGGCCGGCGCACCGCTCGATCATCAACGCGCAGGACGACCTGACCATCCTCCGCTAACCACTCACCGGCGGGCGGGGCCTCATGGCCCCGCTCGTCATCGGAGGACGCAGCATGACGTTCATCAAGCGGATGTGGGGCAGCGAGGCGACCGAGGCGGGGAAGGTCTTCTTCGACCGCCTGGAGGCGCTGCGCGAAGCGCTCCAAGCCGGCATCGCCGGCAGCCTGCAGGATCGGATCCTGTCGCCCGCCGGCGGCGTGATCGGCACGACCGACACCAGTGTCGCCACGATCGCCTTCACGTACCAGATCGGCGCGGGCGCCGGGAAGTTCAACACGTTCAAGGCCAAGGCGGCCGTCGCGGCCGGCACGGCGTTGGCCGCCGGGACGATCCCGATCGACAAATGGGGCGTCTACCTGTTCTCGATCGCGGCCAACGGGACGATCGCCTGCGCGGCGGGCGCGGCGAACTTCACGGCGGGCTACGACACCGAGGCGCTCGCCTTGGCTGCGGTGCCAGCGACCCCAGCGAACCAGGCCGCGATCTTGGTCGTGACCGTGCTCACGGAAGTGGGCTCGACCTTCGTCGGGAACACCGACGCGCTGCAGGGTGGCGCGAGCGGCAATCCGTCGAGCGACACGAACTACTACGACGTCGGGGCGAACTACGCCTCGGGCGGGCAGGTCTTGGCCGACGCGCTGGTCACGGCGTTGGACGAGCTGGTCGAGCTGTCGTAAGGGCGATGGTGATCACTGACGTGCGTCCTCGTGTGGTGGCCGATCCGTGGGAGCCCGTTGCTGAGCTCCGACGCAGCGTCCACCGCGAGGCGCATGTCGAGCCCGAGGCGGCGCCGCTCGCGGAGTATCTGCGCGTCTTCCCGGGCCGCTACGTGCGCTGGAACGTCGTGCGCCAGCTCTTCGAGGTGCGCGAGGCCGATCCCGACACGGGCAAGGACGTGCGGGTCGCGCTGGTCTATGTCTGGAAGGCGCACCCCCAGACCGGCGAACTCACGCGCTGCTTCCGGCCCTTCGACTGGCAGTATGTCGAAGAGCGGAAAGCGGACTGGTACCTACTCCGCCACGAGGGCGCAGACGCCCTCAACAAGAAGACTGATGCGAACAACCGCGCCGTCGCGCGGTCGAAGCTGCGAGACGCTGCCCGCGAGAGCGCGGCCGGCTTAAACGAGATTCGGCGCTATCTGCCGGTCTTGGCCGCCCTCCAGGCCGGGGTTCGTCCCGACGTGGCGCTGACGGAGAAGATCGTCCAGGTGAGTCCCGGAATCTCACTTTCCCGAGGGTAACCAATGCCACTAGTCGAACGTCGGACCCAATCGAAGACCAAGAATCACGGCACCATTCGCGCGACGCGGACGCTCTATGTCGAGCCAGGCAAGCTCAAGCCCGGCGACACGATCGTGCCGCCCACCAAGCGGCAGTTGGCCGAGCTGGCCGTGCGCTACCCCGAGGAGTTCGCGGACGAGGCGCGTGCGGCCGGTGTGGCCGCGCCCAAGGCCAAGGCCGAGACGCCGTCGCACGATGTCGATCAGCACAGCTTCACCGAGGCGCAGGAAGCCTATCTCGCGCTGAACGCGAAGGCGGCCATTGCCTTCGTGCGGGGTGAGGATGACACCGAGGTGCTGGGCGAGTGCCACGACGCCGAACAGCGGCGCCCCGATGGCCCGCGCTCGAGCGTGGTGAACGCCTTCCACGCGAAAGGCATCGGGGCCGAGTAGCAATGATCGGGACCGAGCTCCTCACCTATCTCCAGCGTCGACTCGCCGAAAACGGGTTGACGCTGGAGACCGGGCGCACGGATACCCAATACGACGCGCTCACGGAAGGGCGCGACGACGTGAAGATGGAGCTGGCGCTGGTCGCGCCCTCACTATTCGTCACGCGTGTCACGCTCGAAGTGGCCGACGCCACACTCAACACCTTTAGGATCCCGGCGGCGAGCAAGGACCCGCTGCGCACCGATGGCGTGTTCCTGCGCTGCTCGAACGAGGAGCGCATTCTCCTCACGCCCGCGGCCCAGCTGAATCGAGACGACGGCGACTACGTCTTCACGAGCCCGCGCATCGTGCAGTTCAAGACGGGACTCACGTTGCCGACGGGCGGCTCGTACCAGCTCGACGCGGTGCTGCATGACGCGGCGATCACGGCCGCGACGACCGAGGCCCAGGTGGGGCTCCCAACGCCCTGCCATCGCGCGATCGCCAAGCGGGGCGCGGTGCTCATGCTGACGTCGGACGAGGAGTCGGACGCGACGAACGCCGAGAAGGACTATGGCCGGGAGCTGGAGAAGCTGACTCAGCTCTACGGCAGTTACGACACCAGTGACGGCATGAAGCTGCGGCACGCGCTGATGGCGAGCGTGGCGGCGGAATACGGGGAGATGCTGCCCTAACGGGCGGGAGCGCACATGATGACCGGACGGCCCAACAATCGATCGATCACCTTCGCGATCCCCGCCGGCGCGGGCGATTACGCCCCGGAGGTGCTCTACCTGGCGCCGAGCAACGACCCCAAGAGTGGGCTCGACTGCGTCGACGAGGTGCAGGGGTTCGTCCGCTCGCTCCCGGCGGATGCCACGATCGAGATGGACCTCCTGAAGCCTGGCGGCACGGGAGACCCCACGGTGGACACGTCGTGGAATCTCGACGCGAGTAGCGATCCGGCCAATGCCACGGGCCCGTTCGGCCTCCTGAAGCTCGGGGGCTGGAAGGGCGTCCGCTTCCGCGGCAAGTCGGGCGGCACGGGCGGCAACAGTGTGCTGGACCTCTCGTGGGTCGCCAAGCACTGAGCTAACCCAGTCCACGCGAGCGCCCGGTGGCCTTCGGCCAGTTCCTGCAGGCCCTGTTCCGCGGCACGCCGCCGTCGGACGCGTTCGGCGAGTTCACGGGTGCCGTGGACGCGGCCGCGTTCGCCGATTTCGTGCGTCCGACGCGCACGGCGACCGCCTTCGATGAGTTCGCGGGGTCTGGCGCCGCTGGCCCGGTTCCCCCGGGCGTCGTCATCCTGTTCGGCTGCGAGTGGACCGCCGCGCTCGGCCAGACCGAGCAGGCGTTCCGCAACGGACTGGTGGCAGGCGCCGCGACGTGGGAGGCATACAACGGTGTGCTCGGCAACGACGCGGCCGAGATCATTGCGCCGACCGGCCTGACGACGCGTGGGAACGCGTTTCGTGTCTACAACCGGGGCGAGAACAACCTGACCGTCCGCACCGACCTGATGGTGCCGGCGCTCACGACGCATTGGGGCCGCCTCTACGTGCGGAACGACAAGACCGTAGGCGCGCACAACCATCCGATTGCCATCGGCGGGCTCCAGGACCCTCCCGCGTCGATCGAGAACGTCCCGCTCGTCGTCACCGGGACCGCCACCGGCACGCAGGTCCAAGTGCAATGCGGTTTTGACACCAACGGCGTCGCCGTCGGCTATCCGCACGTACGGTGGACCCCAGGCGCGGAAGGGGTCGCGGGCCAGCTCGAGCTGGTGAGCGGCCAATGGTACCTCTGGGAATGGGCGCTCGAATACACCGGCGCGCGCTACCAGATGCGCGTGTGGGTGAGCGAGGTGGACGGGACCGGTGCCGTGACAAACGCCGACATCTTCACGGCCGCCACGTTCTTTCGCGAGGACTATTTCGGTGCGGCCGACGGGAGCCTTGAGGCGATCCAGAGCGCCACGGCGACGTACTTCGGCCTCACGGATTCGACGAACGCGCGGCAGTACGTGCTCGGGAATGAAGGGCCGGGCAGCGGCAGCGCGAACGGCGAGCATTTCAGCATGTGCAGCTTTGCGCTCTCCACCGAGGGCCGCATCCGCGATCAGGCCCTCGCGGCCTAAGCCATGGCCATCACGCTCGCGCAGCTCACCGACCGCACCGTCGCCACGATCCGCACCGTCGTCAGCGGAGCCGTTGGCATCGCGTACGCGGCGGGCGTGCTCACGATCGGCACGCTGGAAGCGCCGGTCACCACGGTCAACATCGGCGACGGCGTGACCCCGGTCGCGGTGAACGTGTACGGGGGGAACGTCACGGCGGCTGAGTTCGTCGGCGATCTCACCGGCAACGCCGACACCGCGACCCTGGCGAGCTTCGCCATTGAGCTAGAGACCGCGCGCGCCTTCGCGCTCTCGGGCGACATCACGGCGCCAGCGATCGACTTCGACGGCTCCGGGCCGGTCACGCTGGTCACGGCGATCGCGGCCGGCGTCATCGTGAATGCCGACGTGAACGCCGCCGCGGCGATCGCCTACGGCAAGCTCAACCTGGCTGGCAGTATCGTCAACGCGGACGTCGCCGCGGCGGCGGGCATCGTCGATACCAAGCTCGCGACGATCGCCACGGCCGGAAAGGTGAGCAACTCGGCGACGACGGCCACGGCGCTGAACACCGCGAGCGCCATCGTCGCACGGGATGGATCGGGCAACTTCGTGGCGGGCACCATCACCGCGGCGCTGACCGGCAACGCGTCGACCGCGACCGCGCTGCAGAACGCACGGACCATCTTCGGCGTGAGCTTCAATGGCACGGCGAACGTGGTCGGCGCCTTCACGGGCGCCACCACAGGCGCGTTCTCGAGCAACGTGACGGTGGGTGGCACACTCGGCGTCACGGGCATCGGCACGTTCGATGGTCGACTCAATGCCTACGCCGCTGGCACGACGATCCTCAACCTGCGCAACGCGGCCGCGACGGTCGACGCGCGGGAATGGTCGTGGCGGGTTGACGCCGCCGGCGTATTGGATCTCCGTTCGGTCTCCGACGCGAACACGACGCAGACGACCGTGCTCTCGATCGCGCGCGCGGGCGGCCTGACCGCGGCGACTTCGGTGACGGCGCCGACGTTCAACGGCGATCTCAACGGGGTTGCTGACGAGGCGTTGCTGGCGGACGTCGCGCTCATGGCGAACGAGGCGACGGTCCTCGACACCGCGCGCACGATCGCGATCACGGGCGATCTCACTTGGACGTCGCCGGCCTTCGATGGCTCGGGCAACGTCACGGCCGCCGGCACGCTGGCGACGGTGAACGCCAATGTCGGCAGCTTTGGCTCGTCGACGGCGATCCCGACGTTCACGGTCAACGCCAAGGGACTGATCACCGCCGCTGCCACGGCCGCCGTGGTTGCGCCGGCGGGCACGCTCACCGGCGCCACGCTCGCGGCGGGCGTGACCGCGAGCTCGCTCCAGACGTTCGGCACGGTCACGATCCTGAACGTCGACAACCTGCGGCTCGACGGCAATACGCTGTCGTCGACCACGGGCGCGCTGAACATCACGCCGGTCGCGGGCTCCGCGATCGTCCTCGATGGCACGATCAGCGTCGATGCCGGGGTCGTCACCGGCGCGACCTCGATCAGCTCGACATCGTTCGCCGGCGCCCTCACCGGCAACGTGACGGGGAACGTGAGCGGGTCAGCGGCCACGGTCACGACGGCCGCGCAGCCGGCGATCACGTCGGTCGGCACGTTGACGGTGCTGCAGGTCGACAACCTGAACCTGAACGGCAACACGCTGTCGGCCACCACGGGCGCGGTGAACATCACGCCCGTGGCCGGATCGGCCATCGTCCTGGACGGCACGATCAGCGTGGATGCGGGCGTGGTGACCGGGGCGACCTCGATCACATCGACGGCGTTTGTCGGCACGCTCTCTACTGCGGCGCAGCCGAACGTGACCAGCACGGGCACGCTGACGGTGCTGAACGTCGACAACGTCCGCATCGACGGCAACACGATCAGCTCCACCGCCGGCACGGACCTGCTGATCACGCCGCTGGCGGGCCAGCAGCTGATTCTGGACGGCACGATCGTGATCGACGCCGGCGTCGTGACCGGCGCGACGAGCATCACGTCGACGAGCTTCGTCGGGAACCTGACCGGCACGGCCGACGAAGCCATTCTCGCCGATGTCGCGCTATTGGCGAACGAAGCCACCGCGCTCGAAACGCCGCGCACGCTGTGGGGCCAGAGCTTTGACGGGACGGGCAACGTCGATGGCGACCTGAGCATCAACGGCAGCCTCACCGCTCTGAGCACCACGGTTCCGACCTTGTCGCTGAGGTACGACGGCAGTAACCGCCTCGATGTCGAGGTGACGTCTGGCGGTCTCGCGACTTTTACAAGCCTCGGCGGGGCTGCGGGTGTGCAGTTCGGACAGAACCTCACCGTGCTCGGCAATACCGTCTTGGCGGCGCTCTTTCTCGACGGCGAAGAGGTCACTGCTGATGCCAACGACAGCGGCGGCACGGGCTTTCGCCGTTTGGTCGTTCCGAACCTGTAACCTCAACCTCTCTCCATGACCAAGCCAAAGGCAGCACCCCGGCGCGCGACGCCGACGAAAGAGACCACGACGTGCAGCGCGCGCGAGGTGATCGACGCCCTCAAAGGCTTTCGCAGCCTGATCGCGATCGGCTTTCCGGTCGACTTCTCGCTCGCCATGCGACAGCGCGTGCAGGCCCTCCGGTTCGCGGCAACGCCGATCGAGGAGGAACTCGACGCGCTCACCATGCGCTGCGCCAAGCGGAAGGGCAACGCCCTCGTGGCCAGTCCCGCCGCGGGCCAGGTCGTGCTCGACGAGCGCAAGATCGACCGGTACAACACCGAGCGGCGGAAGATTCTCGGCACCATGCACACGATCGCCGCCTTGCCGATTCACCTGGCCGACGTGCCCCGCGAGGTCAACGGTGCCGAGATCGTGATCAAGGACGAGTTCGAACTGCTCGGTCCCTTCCTCCAGGACTGAGGCTTCCGCATGGCGCGCCCGGTCACCGTCGACAACCGCTTCGATCTTCGGGGCGGGGTGAACACGCAGATGACCGACGATCTCCTGGACACGACGGAGATTCGCCGGTCACTGAACGCGCGCCAGTACGTGCTGGGCGGCTACCAAAAGCGGAAGGGCACCAAGCGCCTGCACACGGCCGCGATCGGTGCTGGCGGGCTCGTGACCGGCGTCTCGCTCTGGCGGCCGAGCGCCCGGCAGTTGGTCGCGCTCGCCAATGGCGATCTCTACTACAAGACGCTCGCGGCGGCCAACTTCACCGAGGTGGCGGGCTCGACCCTCTCGGCCGCGAACTTCGCGCGCTTCGCTCCCTGGCGGGACGGCGCCTCGATCGTGCTCCTCTTCGCTGACGGCAAGCTGAACGCCTGGACCGGCAGCGTGCTCGAGGAGGATATCGCCGACGCCCCGGACGCGATCGACGTCGCGATCTACAAGGGCCGCGTCTTCGCGATCGATGGGACCAAGCGCCTCTTCGTCTCGGCGCTCCGGAACTATGAGGGGTGGGCGGAGCTGGACGGCGGGCTCTTTCAGGACATCGAGACCTACGACGCCGAGGGCCTGGTCGCGATCGCCAAGGCGGGCTCGTCGCTCTTGATGGCCAAGGGCAACAGCATCGCGCGGTACTCGGGCGTGTCGACCGACGAGATTCGGATCGAGACCGAGACCGAGGGCGTGTCGCCCATCGTGGGCTGCGTGGCCCGCCGCACCTTCATCGAGCTGGACGGCGTCAACTTCACCGTGGCCGACACCGGCCCCTACTTCGTCACCGAGGGCGGGGTCGAAGAGATCGGGCTCAAGGTCGCGGACCAGTTCGATTTCGCCAACAAGGAGCTGTGGGCGAACGCGGTCGCGGTCTACCATCGCGGGCGAAAGGAAGTGCAGCTCTCACTGCCCGCCGCGGGTGATACCGGGAATGAGGAGACCTGGTACTTGAATCTGCGCACGATGGGCTGGGACGGCCCCCAGCGCTATCTCTTTCCGGTGTCGAGTGCCGCGCGCCTTGAGCGGGCCGACGGCTCGGAGAGCGTCGTGGTGGGCGGGGACGACGGCTTCGTGCGTGACGTGGACGACACGGGCGCGGTGCACGATGACGACATGACCAGCGCGGGTGCGGACGGCGAGCCGATCGAGATGGCGCTCGAATACCCGCCCTTGATCGGCGGGAGCCCTGGGCAAGTCAAGGCGATGCGGAAGCGCCAGGTGGTGCGTGCCGATCTGGGCGCCTCGGGCGTGCTGCAGTACGAATGGGCGTCCGAGATGGGGAGCGGCGAAGTCACGATGGCGTCGAAGGGCGCCGGCGTGAAGGCGTACCCGTGCAAGCTGGAGGCGAAGGGCACGGCGATCGTGCGGACGCTGCGCGAGGCGACGAGCAACCCCTGCGAGATCGTTGGCGTGCAGGCCGCGCTCACCTACGGCCGCCGGTTGCAGCGATGAGCGCGCGCCCATGACCGACGGCCCGCCAGGCTATGGGTACACGCACCGCCCGGACCCCGATCGGCTCGGGCGGAAGGGCGTGGACGCCAGGCCGCGCCTCTCGGCCTCTGGCGCGCGCGGGAGCGCCCCGACCGGCGCAACGCCGAGCGGAGTCCCCGTCGATGGCGTGCCGCGGATCACGACGCCACCGCGGGCCGCGCCGCGGCACATCAACCAGGTCGCCAAGGAAGTGACGACGCTCTTCCTCGGGGTCGACGATCCGAATCCAGGAAACCCGATCGTCCCGCCGTGGGTGCCGGACATCGAAGCGATCGCCGCAACGTGGACGCCCAACGTCACGGTCGACCCGAACGGCGGGGGCGAGGGCGGCACGCTCGTCGAGAACGCCGACACCGATGTGCACGGCTTCACGACGCCCAACCCCAACACGTATCTCCTGGCGTTTCCGGGCGTGCGCCTCGAGATCCACGGTTACGCCAAGGCCGCGGGCCGTTCGGTGCTTGCCTTCAATCTCACGATGCATCCGATCGGCACCGCCTTCGATAACAGCTGGCTCGGCATCGTGGATCTGAGCGACGGGAGCTGCAGCGAGGTTCCGGTCGAAGAGGGGGACGGCGTCGTCACGGTCGTCGAGGCACTCACGGCAGTCGAGGCCGGCGGTGGCTGGCGAGAGATCAGCGCGGTCGTCGAAATCACCTGCGCGAGCGCGCCAGACGGCATTGACGGCACGACCGGGGGCTTCCTCGGCGTGGGCACTTCGTTCCCCGCGGACTTCGTGTATGAGGGGGACGACGCGAGCGGTGTCGAGCTCTATGCGATGACCATCGCGCGGATCCAGCTGTGAGTGGGTGACGCATCGGCCACGTGCGCACCGTGGCGCTCCTGTGGTAATCGTAGTACGTTGGCAGCACAGCACGATCACTCGGCCGACGCGGCCCGCCTTCTCACGAGGGCGGGCCGCGTCGTCGTTTCCGGAGGAAGCGCGATGGCGTCCAAGAACCCGCAGGTCCTGGCGATCCAGAAGGCGGCCACCGCGCAGTTCGGCAAGAAGGCTTCGCGCAAGAAATTCGACTGGATGAACGAGCAGCGCGTGGCGCAGGGCCTCCCGCCCGAGAAGAAGACCAGGGGCGGCCTGGCCGGCACCTACGATCGGAATAAAAAGGTGATCATGCCGGCGCTCACGATCGGCGCGGGCCTGTTGACTGGCGGGCTCGCTGCGCCGGCCGTGGTCGGCGCGCTCAAGGGCTTTGATCGCGAGGGGAAGGGCGGCATCGGCTTCGACGTCGGCAAGGGCGTGCGCGGCGGCTTGGAGGGCGCGGCCATCGGCGGCGCGACCCAGCTCGCCAGCGGCGCCGTGCGTGGCGGTCTCTCTGCGATGAAGGGCGGGACCAGTATGCTGGGCGGCGCCAAGAGCGGTGCGCTCGGCACCTCGACGGGCCAGCGGCTGCTGCAGATCGGCGGCAAGGTGAAGAGCGGCGTACAAGGTGCGCTGGGTGCTGGCGGCGTCGATGCCGCGGCCGGTGCGCCTGGTGCCGCCGCGGCGGCTGCTGGTGCGGGGCGCGCGCCGCTCAATTGGGCCGACTACCTGAGCCTCGGCACCGGTGCGCTGGGCGCGATCGATGCCTACGGCCGCACGAACGCCGCGAATCGAGAGGCGGGCCGCCAGTACGATGCGGCCAGCGGGATGAACGCCGAGGCGATGAAGCTCCTGCCCGGCATGACCGAGCGGGTCGGCGACTATAGCGGCGGCCCGGACCTGAGCTACTTATCGGACACTGACAACCCCTACGTGCGGAAGATGCGCCGCCCCCTGGCGCCGCCGGCGGTCGCACTATGAGCGCCCCTGTGGGCTCCTTCGTGCCGTTCCACCCGACGCCTCGATGCGGCCACCGCTCGGCGAACGTCGGGTGGATCGTCGCCGCCAACGGCTGCCATCTATGGCAGGGCTGTGCGCTGCCCAAGGGCTACGGGCTTGTGCAGCACGAGGGCCGACGCTCGTACGTGCACCGCGTGCGCTACGAGCGCGAGGTCGGACCGATCCCAGAGGGCTTCGATCTCGATCACTTCGTTTGCGAGACGCCGCGCTGTTGCAATCCGGCGCACGTGCGGCCAGTGACCAGGCGCGAAAATGTTCTACGGGGCGCGTCACCGGCCTCGCTCTGTGCAGCAAAGACGCACTGCCCGAAGGGTCATGCCTATGAGGGCGAAAACATTGATCGCAGCCGAGTGGCGCACGGCGTACGACGCTGCCGAATCTGTACTCGCGCTGTTGGTCGCGAGAACTACCGCCGACATGCGCCTGCACGGCGCGCCTACAGCAAAGCCCGTTACGCAGCGAGGACAAAATGATCGCCGACACGGGCTCGATGGTGAAGCGCCGGCGCGAGGGCGAGCTGCGCCAGCCGATGATGGCGCAGGGTCCCGACGGCCCGAGCGCGCGCATTGGGCCGCCGACGGTGTCGCCCAACGGCGGTGTGCAGCTCGCGCGCCCGACGCCGATGAACCCCGTCCTGCGGGGCTCGATGGCGGCACGCGCCGCGCCGAGTGGCGGGGTCGCTGCCCTGTCTGGCGGCCGGTTGCGCAATTGGGCCGAGACGATCGGCAGCCAGCCTAACGGCCAGCCCGCCGCGCCGCGCATCGCGGCGCCGACTGGCGCCGGCATGGCGATCTCTCGCGAAGCGGCCGACGCGGTCCCTGACGATGCGGTGTCCTACGGCCGGAGCCCGGGCGACGGCAGTGTGATGCCGGGACCCGTGGGCATGGGAGCGCCCGCGCCGACGCGCACGGCTTCTACGACCGCCCAGCCCATCGCCGCGCCTGACGGAACGATGGCTGGGACACCGATGCCGCCGCCCGTCGCCGTACCCGGTGGCAGGATGGCGACGACCTCGGCACCGCCCGCACCGGCACCGATGGCCCCGCCGAGCGCGCCGGTGCTGAACACCGGAATGACCGAGGCGCCGGGCGGGCCCGCACCGATCCTGATCGACGGGCAGCGCGACAACACGAACCTGAACCCGCTCAACGATCGCATCCGCGATCAGACGACGAGCTGGCTCGACAACCCAAGTCCGTACGATGACGACCTGTGGCAGCGCGAGGTCGAACGCGCCCGGGTGACGCATGACGAGCAGTCGGCCGCCGGTCGTGAAGCCTTGTCCGCGAATCTCGCGCGGCGCGGGGTGGACTTCGGCACGATCGGCCGGCAGGGCTTCGAGGGCTTCGAGACCGATCGGGCGCGCGCCTTCGATCGCGACGTGCTGACACCGATGCTGGCTGACCGCGCGCGCGGCATCGGCGATGCGCGGACGTCGGCGTTCAACGCCGGGAACCAGGAGCGCGGCTACTACGACAACCAGCGCAACACGGCGCGCGATCAGGAAATCCAGCGCATCCAGCTCGAGGAAGCGATCCGCTCGGGTCGGGTCGGCGAGGATCAGGATTGGCTGCGCATGATCTTGGGGTTGACCGGCCAGACCGGGGGCGCCGCGCTCGACGCGGCCGGCATGCAGGGGAACGCGGCCGGGGGGAACGCTAACGCACTCGGCGGCTTCTCCGAGCAGCTCGCCCGCCTGCTGGGGAGCCGGGGCCGGGCCCTGCCCGCGCCGGCGGGGGGCTGAGCGATGCCACTCGGCGCTGGCTACGGCCTCGGCACGTCACCCCTGCTCGCGATCGCGAGCGGCCTGGCGCGCGGCAACGTGGCGAATCAGGAGGAGGCGCGCTCGGCCGCCGAAGCCGCAGAACGCGCCATGGGGCCCAAGCGCGAGCGCCGGCGGCTGCAGGAGCTTGCGCGGACGCAGCTCGCAACGCTCGACGCGGCCTTGGGCGACGAGGCCTTCGACGAGACGCGCGACTACGAGAAGGACCTGACCGAGCGGCGGGCCCTGCGTCGCCGTGCCCAGGCGTACCGCACGGTCAATCCCTCGGCGTCGCTCGAGGATGCCGAGGCCTACATGATGGCCGGGCCGAACGCGGTGAAGGCGCCCGCCAAGGCGCCGCCGCGGCGCACCTACGACAGCACGCGCGGCGGCTACTTCGACGAGGACTCGGGGACGTTCACCACGCTGCCGAACCTGCCCAAGCGCGCCGGCACCGCGACGCCCACGCGGCGAGCGCCGAAGATATTGACGACGGCCGAAGGCATCTTCGCGTACGACGAGGACGCCGAGACGCTCACGCCGGTGAAGATGCCGGACGGGGCGACGGCGCAGCCCAAGCCGACGGGTGGACGCGCTGACGACCGAATATTCGATATGTTCGATCGCGTTCGTCTCGGCAAGGGTTCGGCCGCTCCGATCGGCACGGGTTCGGCCGCTCCGACGCGCGAGCCGCTCAGCGACGAGGAGAAGCGCCGCGCGCGGGTCGATCGCACCTTCCGGCGCGTGCTCGAGGAGGAAGGCTACACGGCCGCCGATTGGGCAGCTGCTCCGCCCGGTCGCTGAGGGGCCGGTGACTGCGCCGATCGCACCCGAGACCCCAGAGGAGCGGCAGGCGCGCCGCGCGCGCCGCTATCAGGAGATTCTCGACGAACTCCGTCTGGAGGAGCGCCGAGAGGACATCTCGCCCATTGAAGACTTCTCGCTCGGGGTGACGGAGGGCCTGGGGAAGACGGGCACGGCCGCCGCGCGCGGCGTCGGCTGGCTCGGCCGCAAGATCATCCCGGGCAAGAGCACCCCGACGGTGACGGACCTGATCACGGGCGCGGAGCCCAAGAGCGCGCTCGAGCGCTGGGCCGACCGCACCGACGCCGAGATGGAGGAGTACTACGACGGCCAGGGCACGGCCGGCACGGTGGGGAAGATCGCGGGCCGCATCACGGGCGAGGTCGGTACGGCCATGGGCGGGAGCAAGCTCATTGCCGGTGCGCTCACCAAGTTCGCGCCGGCCACGGCCGCCGCGCGCGCGATTGTCGCGGGGCGCCAGGGTACGGCCGCCCAACGAGTGGCCGCCAATACGCTGCCCTTCGCGCCGGTGGATGCGTTGATGGGCGCGGGGGGCAGCGAGAAGGGCTTTGTCCTCCCCGGTCGCGGTGGCGCCGCGGTCGAGTCGGTGCTGATGGGCGCCGTGCCCTCGGCCGGCATTGAGTACGGGATGGCGCGCCGCGACTTGGCCCGCCAGGCGCAACGTGCGGGCGAGGCGGCGGCCATGCCCTCGATCGCCGATCTGATCCGCCAGATGCGTCCCGGCGAGGACCCGCTCGCATCGATCGGCCGCATGCCGCTCGACGACGCGCCGCGCCTGGCACCGGAGACCCGACCCGAGCGCATGCTGCCGGCGCAAACCGAGATTCCGACCGCCCAGCATCCGCTGGCCGGGCCGGGCATTCCGATGCCTGGTGCCGGTGGCCGCACGCTGGACGAGAACCTGCGGCTGCTCGAAGAGACGAAGGCCGAGGCCGCCCAAGCACTGGCCGCGCGCGAAGCGCGGAAAGCGGCCCTGCTCGATGAGCCCGCCTCGCCAACGTCACAGCTGCTCAGGACGGCCCGCGACGGGGTGCTAGAGGCGCAGGCGCGCGCCGCACGCTCGGCCGAGATTCCGGTGCAGGTCCCGCCCGCCGGTGCCGACACCCGACCGCTGCGCGAGATCATCGCCGAGTTCAATGCGGCCCGTGGTGGCAACCGGTCGGGCATCGCGGCCCGTGAGGCGCTGGAAGTGATGGGAGGGGCGGGGGCCGGTGCCGTCGCCGGTGGCGTGGCGACGGGCGACACGCGCGGCGCGCTCGGCGGGGCGGCGGCTGGCGCGGGCATCGGTCCGGCCGCTCGCTCGATCGTGGCGGGCCGAGCGTCCGCGCGCCTTGCCTCGGAGCGCGCGTCCAAGATGATTCCCGAATCGATCAGCGGCGGTCGCTACCTGCCGCCCGCGGCGCCCCGTATCCCGGCGGGCCAGAAGCGCTACCCCGGCGATGCGCGCACGTCGTCGATGGCCCGGCTCGACGCCCAGGGCAACCGCATCGGCGGCGCCCAGGCGGCGGTCGTCAACACGCTGGGCGGGGCGGCGGCGGGCGCCACCGCTGGCGCACTCACGGGCGATACGCCAGAGGAGAAGCGCCGCAACACGGTGGTCGGTCTGGCGATCGGCGCGGGCGGTGGCGCTGCGCTGAACCCCCTGCTGCGCGTGGCCTCCAAGACGCCCAAGGTCTCCAGCGCCTTCACGGCCGATCCGGACGTGGCGGCGGTGGCGGCGACGATCCGCCGCGGCAAGCGTCCGACGCCCGCGCCTAAGAACACGCTCCTCAACTGGGCGGGCCGTGGCTATCAGAAATACGTGAACGAGTCGTACGCCGCCGAGGCGATCGGCCGCATGGCCGGCACGGGCGCCGACGTCAAGCAGGCGGTGGCGCGCGGGCACGGCTGGCAGGGTGCGGCCGAGCAGTTCCTTGCCGATGAGTTCAAGCCCGTGCTCCAGGCGGCCAAGGGCATGGAAGAGGACGTCATGGCGCTCCTCAAGGCCCAGCGCGCGATCGATCTGGCGGCGCGCGGCGTGGCCGACAAGACGCCCATCCCGCTCGCCACGCATCAGCGCGCGCGCGCCGTGCTGGAGCGCCGTGCGCCGGTCAAGGCCGCCGCCGAGCAGCTCCGTGGGTTCTATCGGCGGCTCCTCGAGCTCAAGCGTGACGGGAACGTGATCAGCCCCCAGCAGTTCGACGATCTGGTCGCGAGCGAGGATTTCTACACGCCATTCGTGCGCGAGTGGGACGATCGCGGCACGGCCATCGGGAAGGGCGGCGGCGGGAAGAACGTGCAGCGCGGCACTGGCGTGCGGAAAATGAGCGCCGAGCAGCAGGCGCGCGCGGACACGGTGGACCCCTTTGAAGTGGCCGTCCAGGATGCGGGCGAGACCTTCCGCTCGATCGCCAAGCAGCGGGTCACGGATGCCGTGGTCGGCGCCTACCAGGCCAACCCGCAGCTGGTCGAGCCCTTCCTGCGGCCCATCGCCGCCAATGCGCCCATCACGCCGGGTGGCCGTGAGGTCGTGGCCAACCTAGGCGGTACGCGCATGCGCTGGGAAGTGCGCGACCCTGATCTGTACGACGCCTTCGGCGCCTTCGATCCGACGTCGATGAACGCCTTCGTGAAGTTGCTCGCCCTCGGCAAGCGCGGGCTCCAGACCGGCGTCACGCTCATGCCGGATTTCGCCGCGGCGAACCTGACGCGCGACATCCAGGGCGCCGCCATTCAGCAGCGCGGCCTGGGACGCTCGGTGGCCGGGAGCGCCGCCGCCGGGGCGGCCGGAAACGTCGCCTTCGGGGACGAGCGAGAGTCCATCATGCTGCGGACGTTCAAGGGCGCGGGCTTCGGCGCCGCCGTCGGCGCGGTGGGCCCGCAGGCGGTCAAGAACCTGCGCGCCGTCGGGGACATCGTGGGGCAGTCGGCCGACTACAAGCAGTTCCTGCGTGAGGGCGGTTATACGATGGGCTTCTATCCGAAGAACGCCAAGGACGCGCGCCAGGTGCTCGACCGGCTGCGCGAGTCGGGCGTCTCCATGTCGGATGTCGTGAGCCCCTCGCGCTGGGTCGATCTGGTCACGAGCATCGGCCGCGTGGCCGAGCAGTCAACGCGGCTCGCCAAGTGGAAGGAGGTTCGGGCGGCTGGCGGCGACGTCGGCGAGCGGGTGCTGGGTGCCCAGGACGTCTCACTCCGCTTCTCGCAGATGGGGAAGGACACCAAGGGGATCGCCGCCACGACGGCCTTCTGGAACGCCAAGGTGCAGGGCTGGGACAAGCTCGTGCGCATGCTCAGGCAACCAAAGACATGGGCGATGGGCGCGGCGGCGATCACGGCGCCCTCGCTCGCGCTCTGGGAGACGAACAAGGACAATCCCGAGTATTGGGCGCGCCCGCAGTGGGAGCGGAACATGTTCTGGCTGGTGCCCAAGGGCGGTGAAGGCGGTGGGTTCTGGCGCGTGCCCAAGCCCTTCGAGATCGGCTTCCTCTTCGGGTCGCTGCCCGAGCGACTCGCCGACTATGCCGCCAACCGCGAGATGAACATTCCCGGCATCGGCCCGATCACGAGCGCCTCGCCGTTCAAGGGGATGTCTCAGCCGAGTGGCGTCCTGGGCGCCAGCGTCAAGGGCATGCTGGGCACGACCCTCGACGGCGCACTGCCGATCCCGACCGTGCCCTTGGCGATCGCCGAGCAGGCGTTCAATCACGACACCTTCCGGGATCGGAAGATCGTCAGCCGACCGGACATTCCGACCGAGCTGCAGTCGGATGAGTACACCTCGAGTCTGGGTCTCCTGGCCGGAAAGCTCGGCGTCTCGCCGCAGCGTTTCGACAAGGCCGTGAAGGACCTCACGGGCTCGTCCGGCGCGCTCGCGCTCCAGGGCCTCGACGCCCTCGCGCGCGAGCTGGGCCTCGATGAGCGCGCCCCGGCGCCGAACGCCAGGCGGCCCTTGGTCGGACGCTTCGAGACCCAGCCCGGCCTCATGAGCGATGCCGAGAACATGCTGCGCGATCGGTTCGAGAAGGTCGAGCAATACCATCGCGGCGGCAAGGAGTTAGAGAAGCGCGATGCGAGCGACGACGAGATTCTCGCGTATGTGACCGAGCACGAGGACTCGTTGCGCGAGTTCTATGCGCTGAGAGATGTCGTCGAGCTCGCGAACCGAATCCGCGACGCGCGGCGCGAGATGGGCCGCAGGCCGGGGCTCACTGACGAGCAGCGCGAGCGGATAGCCAGTAACTCGGGCGCGGTACTCAACGAACTCGCTGCGCACGCACTGCGCGGTGACCTCAGTCCCGATACGCCGTAATCCCCCAACCCCAAGAGGAACCCATGCCGCTCATCAATCTCGTGATCGCGCTCATTGTCATTGGCGTGCTGCTCTGGCTGGTGAACGCCTACATCCCGATGGATGCCAAGATCAAGCAGATCCTGAACGTCGTCGTGATCATCGCCGTGGTGCTGTGGCTGCTCGGGGTGTTCCTCGGCGGCTGGGGTGGGCTGGAGCGCATCCGCGTTGGGAACCCGTAACCCGATGAACTTCACCCCCCTGCGCGGCATGCTGGAGACGGCGGTATCGGTCGGCGCCGGCGTCTCCGTCGTCGGCGGCGCCGTGCTCTGGCTGCTGCGTGAGAAAATCCGCACCTGGGTGGTGGGCTGCGTGAAGGACTCCGCGGACGTCGGGGTGTGGGTGGATCGCCGCATCTCCGGCACGCGCGAGAACGATGCGCTCTGGCGCAAGGAAATCGAGGACCGCATGGGCGAGCAGGAGAAGCTGGGCGAGCGCATCTCGCAGTCGATGGAGTACCAGGCCGCGACGCTGGACCGCCTGACGCGCGTGCTCGAGCGCGTCGAGCTCAAGCAGAACGAGACGGCCGAGCTGGTCGGTCGGATAGACGAACGCGGGCGCGGCAAGTGACGCTGCCCGAGGGCCCGCTCGACGTCCCGACGCGGCGGCGGATTCTCCCGTGGCCGTGGTGGCGCCGGTGGATCCGCGAGCTGGCGATCTGGCCGTTCGACCTGGACGACGGCAACGGCGATGGCTCCCCGTCCATGGCCAAGATCATCGCGTGGATATTTGCCTTCCTCCTCTGCGCATCGGTTATCTGGCAACTGCCGATCAGCGGCACGCAGCTCGCCTTTGCGATCGTCGTGCTGTCCGCCGCGTTCGGCCGCAGCATGTTCAAGGCCTACCTGAATCGCGGCTCGTGGAGCACATCGACGGCGACGGTCGAGTCGCGCAGCGTTCAGGAGATCGTCACCCGGCGCGCGCGTGGGGGCGACGATGCCACCGAACCTACTTAACCCGCGTGATCTCCTGCTGGCTGAGGCGGCGCGCTATCTCAAGGTGCGCGAGACGCCAAAGAACTCCAACCGGGCCGTGCTCATTGACGCCTGGCTCACGACCGTGGGATCGCCGCTCGGCTCCCCCTGGTGCGCGGCCTTTGCGTGGTGCATGGGTCTTCAGGCGACGGGCCGTGCGCTCTGGCCCGTCAAGATGAGCGGCCGCGTCCAGGACATCGTCGAGCACGCAGTGAGCGAGCGCACCTTCACCAAGGACGCGCAGCTCGCGCGCGCCGGGGACCTGGTCGTCTTCTGGTATCCGGCGCTCTCGCGCTACGGGCACATCGCCGTCGTGGAGCGCGTCGAAGCCGGCCGGGTCTTCTCGATCGACGGGAACACGGGGGCCGACACCGTCGCGGGCTCGCCGGCCGATCGCGATGGCTGGGGCGTCTTTCGGAAGTCGAGACCCTTAAGCGATCGCGTCGGCTTCATCCGGTGGGCCGCATGAAGCTGAGCGGTGGGGTGGCGTTGACGATCGCCGGCGGCTTGGTTGGCTTGGCGCTCGGCTATCAACTCTGGGGCGACGACATGCGCATCGTCGAGACCGCGGCGCCCGAGGTGCGACAGAAGGATAGCTCGCTCGTGCTCGAGCGGCGACCCGATCCGACCGCGAAGCCCGTCCACGCGATCCCCAAGGGCGCGACGGTCGAGCGCGTCGTGACAGTCACGGTGCAGCCGTCGCCTTCTTCGACACTTCCGATTTTTCCCAGAAAAAGCGGCGTGGATAACTCGGGTGCGGACGTTTCAAAATCTGTGGATTTGATACATGACACGCCGACGCGCATAGGAAACCGTGATTCTCTATGCAGCTGCGCGCCCGTGCACGTCGATCTCTCGCTCGTGCGGGAGGCGAACGGGATGCGCCGAGTGATCGCGTCAGCGCGTGGCGGGACGATTCTCGGCGGCGTCGATGTGCCGGTCGAGAGCGCGGCGCCCGAGAAGCGCTTCAAGTGGGCGCTCGGGCCGAGCTGGGACTTGGCGACGCAGCGTTGGGGCGTGGCCGCTGATCGCGACATTGATCGGATCGTGTTTCTCAGGATCCCGGCGCGGGCCGGTCTTACCCTTGGGCCCGGAATGGATCGTGGCGTGACCGGCAGCGTGCGGGTGCAGCTTCGTTTCTAGGGCGGGAGCGTGCGAATGCGGCGCTACCGCAAGCGGCTGTTCGGTCACATCTGGCACTTCAACTTGGAATGCTCGCGCATGCCGCGCGTGCTGAAGGTCGTTGAGCGCGCGATCACGCACAGCCCGGCGTCGGGTGCCATCTGCCGGGAGTGCGTCGCCAAGGCGCGCCGTGGATGCCTCACGCTCATCCAGGGCCCCGCCGCGCGCTCTCCCGTCAGGGCACCCAGACCCTAAGCGAGTCGATCCATTCCCGCTGTGCGACCGGCGATCCCGCGTTGAACGTCGTCGGCAACTTGAAGAGGGTCCAGCCGCCGGTCGCGTGGCTCGCGATGCCGTCGTAGGCCCAGCGCGGCACGCCATCGATCCAGCCCCAGACCGCGCCGTCGGGCGTGGTGAGGCGTGAGCTCTGCCGGACGCGCAACGTGATTCGATGCCACTCGCCGTCCCCGAGCCGCTCGGGCGTCATCTCCGGCCCGACGTTGGGCGCCAAGAGCGGGTGATCCTGATCGCTGCCGATCCCGAGGCGATGATTCTCGCAGATCAGCATGAAGCGTCCCGAGTCGTTCGCGGCCCACAGGAACGCGAGCTTCTTCGCGTTGCCGCGCGGGCAGCTGAGGTAGCGGCCGACGTGATCCCAGATGAAGCCCGGCTGATAGCGAGCGGTCCACTGGAGCACGACCTCACGCTCGCCTCCGGGCCAGCCCTTCTCAATCAGGTGACTATCGTCCTGGCAGGTCCCCTGGGCTTGCCGCTCCCAATCGATCCGGAGCGCCTGCGAGCCGTTGGTGCCGCCCGTGCGATCGAGGTGAATGCCGCGCTCGCCGCCCTGCGTGATGTAGCGCGCCATCAAGGCCGCGTCGCTCGTCACGCCGGAGAAGTCATCCTCATGGAGCAGCTTGTTCACGCCTGATCGATAGATCGGCTCGGCGGGCGGCGTGGGTGGCCTGGGCGACGGCTCGGCGACCGGTGCGGGCAGCGCGGCCGGCAGCTCGGGCGCGGCAGCGGGGAGCGTGGCCAGCGCGGTGTCGCACAGATCGCGCAGGCCGACGAGAAACTCGCGCATCGAGGGACCTCAGGACGGAGACCCCTCTCGTACACCGCTCGGTGTCAGTCGCAGCGTATGATTCGGCCTGCCTCGTCGTCGGCGTATCGGCCGTTCAGCAGAGCCATCGACGCGAGCGCATCTCCTTTAAGATCGCGTTCGTCGCCGCTGAGTCCTCCGGGGCAAGATCGGCAGCCCGCCTCATCATACGCTCCCGTTCAAAGCATCCCGTATCTAGGCGCCTGGCGAACTCGCGCGCCTCCTGTTCATAGCGATTCCTTCCCCATTGGGCCACTAGCTGCGTGTGCGGCCGCTCGAATCGTCCCAGGTTGCGCGAAACGAAGGCCGTGGCACTGTCCAATGTGGAAAGCCTATCGATGCCAGCGTCGAGAAGAATGCTGTGACTAATGTAGAGCGCAAGATCGGGGCGTGGCGGGGACGATAACCAGAGTCCGACTATGTAAGCATCCGGATCGTCGCACCCGGGATCGCACATGACGGTCCCGCTCAGAATGAAATTCGGTCGCTCCACTCTCGAAACAATCACCACGCCGCCCAGCTGCCGGAAGGCCGATACGAGGGCCCCCTGAATGGCGGCGGATGAGTCCTTGACATCTACGGCGATCGCAATGGAAGGTGTGGGCGCTGCGCTCTGCGCTAACGCTGGAGCTGAAGCGGAGGCCGCAAGCACCAGTGCGGCAATAGGCCACTTTCCAAGGAACGCGAGAGACAGGGCAAGCAGGGGCCTCACGATACCTCCTTCGCTGGGTTGGTGTGCGAGATCTGGCCATCTTCGCTATCCCACGCGGACGAGCGACCCGCTGGCACGTTTCGCGGCCTTTCTTGGCGAACGCTACTGGTCCAATGCGACGCTCGCCTCAGAGATCAACTCTGAGGCGAGTGCGTTGATGCGATGGGCGGCTTTCAGTAGCCCACGGTAGTAGTCCCTGGATTCTCGCCGCGCCCCTTCAGGGGGCGCATCGGATGTTCCACGGGGAACATTGGCGCCTTCCAAGGAAGATTCATGGGGCGCCCCGACCCAAAGTTCTTCTACGGGGATTCCGTAGTTCCGGGCCATCCGCGCGACCGTGCGGTACTGCACTCGCTTGGCGCGCTTAGGGTCCTTCGCCAGCTGCGAGAGGGTGCTCTCGCCGATACCCATGCGAGCCGCCACGTGTGCCTGTCGTCGTGGCCCTTCCTTCGCGATCAGTTGGTTGAGCGCCTGCTGATTCAAAGACACAATTTTGCCCTATTGACAAGATTCGCAGGGGAAGTTATTGTTCCCGTGCGAAGTATGACGGAAGTTCTATAAACCTTCCATAAGCCCCGATAAATAATGCTTTCCTACGCAGAGAGGAAGGAACGGCTTCCGTTCGGGGCAAACGAGCGAGTTGCGGAGCGGCTTGGCGTCAGCTCCTCGTACGTCTCCGCCGTCCTCAGCGGGCGCCAGAGTGATCCGACTTTTGACATTGAGCGCGCGCTAGCGCGCCTCATGAAGCCAAAGACGAGCGCCAAGGAGGCGTTCGGCGACGCGCCCCGCAGCCTACGCAAGCGCCCAGTGGAAGCGGCCGTATGAACCGCCGCACCGCGACGACTCGCCGCCGCTACCGGGCCATGCCGGCCGACGTCACGGTGAGGGTCTCGCTCGAACTCGCGCCGGTTGTCGTGCGCGGGCCCCGCAACCCGCAGCTGGCGCAGGCGCTCTTCGACGAGCTGCAGGCCTCCTTCGCACGCACCGCCGACATCCTGCGCGAGCTACAGGAGATGTACTCATGACCGAGTTCCTCGCGCGCGAACCGCTCTCGCTCCCGCTGTTCATCGTGTCGATCATCGGCTGGGTGCTTGCCATGATCTGGCTCGTGCGCCGCGTACTGCGCGAGGACCCGGAGCAGCGCCCGCTGCCCAACACGCTCGACGACCCACCGATCTAATGCACGAACGCGCCGCCGGGCTTGCCCCCGACGACGCGCTGAAACCGTGGTCGGACGAGTTGAGCCCGCCGACCTCTGGAAAACTACCGGCTCGCATGAGGATGGACCAGATGACACCGAAGGGAACAGCACTCGCCCACGCGCCAGCGACGCCCGAACCGGCCGCTGCGACGAAGATCACCCTGCACGAGGCCGTCGAAGCGCTGATGATCAGCGACTCGTGGCTCGAGGAGACGGAAGGCGAGTTGACGCCCGAGCTGGAGGCGCTGATCGAGGGCGCCAAGGGCGACTTCAAGGAGAAGGTCGACCGCGTCGCCGTGGCGCGGAACCGGATGCGCGACCGCGCCAAGGCGCTCAAGGAGGGCGAAGAGGCACGGATCGTCGCGCGCCGTCGGGCGATGGAGAAGCGGGTCGCCGGCATCGAGAACTACCTCGAGCGGTGCCTGATCGCCGCCGGGATCGACAAGGTCGAGGGCACGCTTACGACCTGCGCCATGCAGCTGAACAACCCGTCGGTCGTGGTGGCCGACGACGTCGATCTGACCGAGCTGCGCGACGCCGGCGCGCCCTTCATTCGCGTGATTCCCGAGACGCTCGAACTCGACAAGAAGGAAGTACTGGCTGCCGTGAAGCGGGCAGAGGCAGAGGGTCGGGACCAAGACGCCGTACTGCCGGCCACGATCCGCGTGGTGCGGACGCGCTCGCTCCGGATCCGCTGATGACCGCGCCCACCATCAACAAGGCGCCCGCCATCGCCTTTCAGCGGGCCACCAAGAAAAAGCAGAAGCTCAAGATGGCCGTGCAGGGCCCGAGCGGGGCGGGGAAGACGATGGGCGCGCTCTCGCTCGCCTTCGCGCTCGCGCGGACGGGGCGCGTGGCCGTGCTCGACACCGAGAAGGGCTCGGCCTCGCTCTACGCCGATCTCTTCCCGCCCTTCGACACCGTGAGCCTGGAGGCGCCCTACTCGTCCAAGCGCTATTACGAGGTCATCGAGGCGGCGATCGCAGCCGGCTACGAAGTGTTGGTCGTGGACTCGCTCTCGCACCAGTGGGCCGGGCCGGGCGGCATTCTCGATCGGAAGGAAGACGCCGATAAGCGGGGTGGCGACAGCTTCCGCAACTGGGCGACGTTCTCCAAAGAGCACACGCGCTTTGTGAACTACCTGCTCAACGTCGATATCCACCTGGTATGCACGGTGCGCACCAAGGCGGAGTACGCACTGATCGCGGGCGAGAACGGCAAGCGCGGGTCGGTGCAGAAACTCGGCATGGCGCCGATTCAGCGCGAGGGACTTGAGTACGAGTTCACGACGATGTTCGAAATGCAGATGGATCATCGGGCCGTCGCTTCGAAGGACCGCACGAACCTGTTCAACACCGACACGCCGGTCGATCTCACCGACGTAGACTTGGCCGAGACGCTTCGGGCCTGGCTGGACAGCGGCGCCGAGCCTGATCCGATCGCCCCGGTGCGCGACCCGCTGGCCGAGCCGGCAGCAGAGCGCGCACCAGTGGCGTCGCCGGCGTCTCCCCTGGCCCTGGTGCCAGCCACAGCGGCTCCGGCGCCATTCGACGAGCCGCCGGCCGCTGCCGCCTCAAAGGAACCGGAGGCGCGCTGCCCGAAGTGCAGCGGCCCCATGTACGACAACCGCGGCAACAAGCGCAGCCAGCGCGCTCCTGACTTCAAGTGCAAGAACGCGCGCAGCTGTGACGGCGCGTACTGGCCGGGTCAGTGGCCGCCCAAGGAAGAGGGCGGGCAGCTCGACGCGCTGGCTAGCGGCGAGTCGGAGCAGCCGGTCGGCGTCGGTGCGGCCGCACTGGAGGCGCCGACGGATGACTTGCCATTCTGAGTCCGTGCAGAAGATCTGCCTGCGGTGTGGTGTCACGCGTCCGCTCGATGCCTTCTACGCGCATCCCGGAATGCGAGATGGCCGGCTCGGCAAGTGCAAGGACTGTACGAAGGCGGATGTTCGGGCGAACCGCTTGGCGCGCCGCGACCAGTATCTCGCTTACGAGCGCGGTCGATCCGTCACGCCGGAGAGGAAGCGAGCAATCAAGCGGAATCGCGCGCGGCATAAGCACCTCGCCTCCGTCGCGGTGCACAACGCTGTCGCTCGCGGCACGCTGGAGAAGCGGCCGTGCGAAGTCTGCCGTTCGCCGGAATCGGAGGCGCACCACACCGATTACAGCAAGCCGCTCGAGGTCATGTGGCTGTGCAGGGCGCACCATGTCGCATGGCACCGTGAACACGGGGAAGTGGAATGATCCCCCCTTCTAGTGCCCTGACGCGGCCGCGTGAGGAGACGGTCTACAGGCTCCGGCACATCGCGACCGAGGTCGTGCTGGAGACGCCCTTCACCAGCATGACCGGCGCGACACTGTCGCTGCTCGCGTCGAGTCCGCTCACGTTCGACCAGTACGAAATCGTTCCCGATCAACAGTAGGCATCTGCGGTGCGGACGCTGTAAGCAGGGCCCGGCGCGCTGTCCGTGATTCATGGCAGCCGGGATAGGGCCGCGAAGTGGGAAGCGACGGTGAACGCGCACCGAAGCAGTCGGTTCGACTCCGGCACGGCTCGATCGCAGGAACCGAAGTGGACTCAACCCTCCGACTGGAGACACACCGATGGAGCTGTCGCTCATCCCGCGTGATCGTGCGATTCTGCAGAAGGGCCTCGAGCTGCTGGTGAAGGCCTGCGACGACGTCCAGAAAAAGACGGAGGCGATCGGCCTCCCGGCGGTGGCCGTCGTCACGCTCAAGGACAAGACCGAGTCGCTGATCAGTCGGGTCGATGAGCACTTGGAACGCGACGGCCACCTGGAAGGCGACTACGACTTCCCGCACGAGGAGATACAGGTCGCGCGCGTCGGCGTCTCGCTCTTCCTCGGGAAAATCTCGAAGGTCGAGAGCGCCCAGGAGGAGCTGAGCGTCCCGACCGTGGACACCGAATCGCGCGCGGCCGATGCGCGCGACCTGGCCGATCGACTGGCCGGCCAAACCACGATGGCCTTGGCCGGTCGCTAGGCGGCGGGTCCACGGGGCCCGGCTCGCAGCAAGCAGCCGTTCCGCTCCGTGGCCCGTCGCGTAGGTCGCTCCACCGCTTCACCTCATCCCACTCTGAGGACTCGCCCGCTGCGCTCGCTCGCTCTGCAGGACCGGCCCGAAGGCCCCGCTCCGCTCCGTCTCGTCGATGGGGCGGAGCGTCAGGCACGTCGGGAGCGGTTGCGCGAGTTGGCGATCGAACGGGCGGATTGGCCGCGGGGATACCTGAGCCAAGAGAAGGCGGCCTTCTACCTCGACATGTCAGTCGCCAAGTTCCGGCGGGATGTGAAGGTGATCCCCCGGCCGGCCGAGCCGCCGCGTGCTGGCAAGAAGCCGCTCATGCGCTATCGTATCGCGGACCTCGACGCCTGGATGGAGTCGAACGCGTCCTACCGGATTCCCAGACGATGATGAGCGCGTACTTACCGCCGAACCGCACGGTGCCCAAGATCAGCGTGCCCGTCAGCGATCGCGTCTGGAAGATGCGGTCCACCGGGACGCGCGACCCGCTCACGATCAAGCGCATGCATCTGATGATCGACGAGCTCGGGCGCTTCGGCGCTGGGGCGTGGGACCTCCTGGGCAAGCTCGCTCAGGCGAAGAGCCCGCAGCATCCCGACGCGTGGACGCTGATGGACCTCTACGAGCGCTGGGTCCGGCACGGGGGCAAGATCGAGGCGATGCGTGCCGAGCTGAGCGCCGCCGAGGCGGCTGAGGAGCGCGAGCGGCTCGACCCGCTGCTCGATACGCTCTTCGACGAGTTCTGCGACTGGATCGTCGACGTTAAGAAACGGAGCCAGGACACGGCCGACGCCTACGCGCGGCACCTGGCGACGCTCGAGGTCGCGGGGATACTCCGTCCCTCGGACCTCACGGTGGCTCACCTAGGCGACTGGCTCGACAGCTTGGCGGCGATCGACGAGAAAGGGGAGAGCCTCGCCACGGGTACCCGCCGCAAGTACGCGATGGGCGTGTCGGCGTTCTGCAGCTGGCTCGTGCGGAAGAAGCACCTGCTTACGGCCAACCCGATGCGCGACGTCGAGAAGCCGGCGGCCGGCGAGGGCCGCATGCAGTGGATTTCCGAAGCGCAGATGATCAAGCTGGCCGATGCGCAGCCGTCGCCGTACCGTGAACTCTCGGCCTTCATCCACGGCACCGGGCTCGACGTCTCGGTCGCGTGCGACCTGATCACCGCGGGCGACATCGATCCGGAGACGTGGTCGTTCGCCAGCGTGCGACCGAAGAGCAAGCACCGACACACGGTCGTCATCGCCGAGTGGGCGCGGCCCTATGTGAAGCGGCTGCTCCGCGGCAAGCTGCCGCTGGCCCTGCTGGGCGAGGGCGTCCATCGCTGGGGCTTGTCCGACTCGCACCGCGAGACCTGCAAGAAGCTCAAGCTCACGAACTATTGGCTGCGGGACGCCCGGCACTCGTGGGCGGTGCGGTTTGACGACCTGGGCGGCTCACCGGCGGACGGGGCCGAGCAGCTGGGGCAGCAGGACAATGGGGTGCTCTTCCAGCGGCTCTACTCGAAGCGCTCGCGCTCGATCGCGGAGCGCCAGCGCATCGAGGCGGGGCTGGGTCCGAGGTCGGAAATGAGGTCGGAAAAGAGGTCGGATGATGCAGTATCCCGGTAGCGCCGAATGGCGCCCGGTAGCGGTTCCATCACTCAGGGGGAAGACGATGCAGGGTCAGGGCACAAGCACTCATAATGCCGGGGTCGCGGGTTCGAGTCCCGCCCCAGCTATTGCAGGACAACGACTTAGCGATAAGTCGAAAGTTGAGGTCGAACGTGGAGTCGGATGCCGCGATGAGATCGCGCCCGACTTTTCGCGCGGGAGCATCGGCTGATGCCCCCGAACAAGCGCGACATCCAAGAGCAGAACGACCTCGACGCCATCGAGCGCGAGCATCGGCTCACCCCGCGCCCTGACGACTCGGCCGCGCCACCGAAGCAATTCAATTGGCGGTGCGCTCTCGGGCTGCATCCGTGGGGCAAGTGGAGTCCCGTCATCCGATCGGGCGGCCTCGCCGCGCCGTTCCCGTATCAGGAGCGTGACTGTCCGCGCTGCGGGCTGCACGCCCGGAAGGTGCGCCGTGACCTCTAACACGCGCCCCGGATTGCCACGCCTGGTGTCCCTCGTGCTCGCCTTCGCACTCGCGATCACGGTCAGTGGATGCAACGCGCTGTACGCCATCACCGGCACCCCGATCCCGAAGTGTGAGATCGCGTGGGACACGCTGCGGCTCGACACGCTGCAGGGTGCGCCGGTGTTCCCGCCGGACCGTTGCGTGGAGAAGAAGCCATGACGGGCGCGCGGGCGGGCGAAACCCGATGGTTGCTCATCTGCGGCAAGACGCAGGTCGTGTTGGCCGAGTGTCAGGCCGCAGCGCTCCGCGACGCGCAGCGCGTGCTCCGTCTGGAGTGGCGCCAGGCGCCCAACGGTTCCTTCGTCACGTCCGCGCTCTCGTGGTCGCTCGGGATGGTGAAGCCGCTGCCGTTGCCCATGTGCTCGTCGTGTGGGCAGCGGGAGCGCGCTGGCCGGGACCGGAAATGCGACCGATGCCGCGCGGCGCACGGTCGGGAACAGTCGATGGAGACGCGCGAGAAAATCTCCGTGGCCCTGCGGCGCAGTCACGTCACGCGCCGTGAGCAGCAGAGGTCCGCGTGAAGGCACTGTCCCTGTTCTCCGGCTGCGGTGGCGCTGACTTGGCGATGGAGGCCGCAGGCTACACAGTCGCGGCGCTCTGCGAGATTGAGCCAAGCGCGCGGGCCGTGCTGCGTGAGCACTGGCCCCATACGCCCCTCTTGGGTGACGTGTCGCTCGTCGATGGCACGCAGTGGCGCGACGTGGATGTGATCGTCGGTGGCTCGCCGTGCCAGGACCTGAGCGTCGCGGGCAAGCGCGGCGGCCTGACGGATGGCAGCGGCACGCGCTCGTCGCTGTTCCATCAGCAGGCCCGCGTATGGCATGAAACGGGTGCGCCCTACCTCATCTGGGAGAACGTCTATGGTGCCCTCTCGTCCAGCGGGGGCGCCGATTTCGCCGCCGTCCTATCTGCCCTCGTGGGTTCCGCCGTCGCTGTCCCTCGGGACGGATGGAAGCGCGGAGGTGTGGCAGCTGGACGCAACGCCGTGGCCGCCTGGCGCGTGCTCGATCTTCAACACTTTGGCGTCCCGCAACGCCGGGAGCGCGTCGTTGTCCTCGCGTCTCGAGTCGGCGGCGTCGATCCCGCCGAAGTACTGGCGCTCGGCCAAGGCGTGCGCGGGGATTCTCCGCCGCGCTACGAAGCGCGGGAAAGAGCTGCCGGCCTTGCTCAAGGCCGTACTCCTGAGGGTTTCTGGGGGGGGGGGCTCGCCAACTGCCTGACGGCGCGCGAGGCGAAGGGGCCGAATCCGGCCCGCGACCTGGGAACGACGGTGATTCAAGTGATCGCTGATACGCTGACGGAAGCCACCATGCGCGCCGGCGGCGCGACTGCTGGGAAAAACCCCGGACTCGTCAACGGCATCATTCAGCCCATCGCCCACACCCTTCGCGGTGAAGGGTGCGACGCGAGTGAGGACGGCACCGGGCGAGGCACGCCGATGGTGGTCGCGCCGTTCAACGAAGTGCAGCTCACCAACCCGACCAACCGGCAGTCCGTGCGGGCGGGAGCGAACGCACCGACACTCGACGACAGTGGGCGCATGGGCGTCATCGCGCCCTGCCTCCGCGTCGGTGGGCGCGCTCAAGGAGCGGGCGACTCGCACGACAATACGCCGATCGTCGCGGATGGCCTCGGCGTTCGCATGCTCACGCCGCGCGAGTGCGAGCGCATCATGGGCTGGCCGGACGACTGGACGCGCTGGGGCGTGAAAGAATCTGGTGTCCGCTACGAGCTTAAGGACACCCCGCGCTACAAGCTCTGTGGCAACGGCATCGGGCGCGAGTGGATGGAGTGGATCTCGCTCAGGCTGCGCGCTGCGGTCGAATCTGCCACCTCTGAGTGTGCCGCATGAGTGGCCCCGTGGTGACCTGCTACTGCGGCGCCCGGATGCACCCGCGCTTTTCGAGCAACTTCGGGAAGTTCTGGGGCTGCTCCGAGTGGCCCAAGTGCGACGGGACGATCAGTGCGCACCAGGAGACCGGCGAGCCCTTGGGCATTCCGGTCGACAAGGCCACGCGCGAGGCCCGCATTCAGGCGCACGCTGCCTTTGATCCCCTCTGGAGGGGAAAGGGCTCGCCGTTCCGTGGGCGGCGTGACGCGGCCTACAAGTGGCTCCAGCACACGCTCGGCATCCGCTCTCGCTATCAGTGCCACATCGGGATGTTCGACGCCGCGATGTGCGGGCGTGTCCTCGAGGTGTGCGACGAGTACGCCACCCGCCGCGGGGCGCGCTCGGCATGAACCTGCGCCGGCTCTACTGCAGGCACTTCCTCGATTGCCTCCGGGCCCTCGTCATCGACGCGTGCGCCGAGCACGAGGGGCTCGCGAGCCTCAAACACCACGCCCACCACGCCGGGGGATGGCGATGAACTGGATTCGGATTGCGGTCGGGATCGGTGACGACCCGCGCATTCACGCGATCGCCGACATGCTCGGGGTTCGCATCCCGGAGGCGGTCGGGCTCGTCGTGATGCTGCTCGCCAAGTTCCCCGAGCATGCGCCGGACGGCTCGCTCGCTGAGGTCCCGGACGCATCGGTCGAGCGCTGGGGCGGCTGGGCGGGCGATCGCGGGGCCTTCGCCAAGGCGGTTCGGTTCACCTTCCTGGACGAGGCGGGAGTCTGGCTGGCGTGGGAAAAGCACAACGGGGCGGCGCTCCGTGAGGCCATCGCGGCGCGCCAACGGATGCGCGATCACCGGACGAAGAAGGCGACTGCGTTCGCCGAACGTTCGGCGAACGGTACGGAGAACGTTCGGCGAACGGTACGGCAAGATGACCCGAACGGTTCGCCTGACGGTTCGCCTGACGGTACGCCGAACGTTACGCGTGACGTTCGTGGTAACGTACGTACGTACGAGACGGACGTAACGAACGAACTACAGCTTGCTGCTGCGCGCGAGCGCGTGACGGCGGTCTTCGATCCGGCCGAGCGTGGCCAGTGGCGGGTGCGCCTCACGGCCGCCGCCAACAAGGCGTTCGAGGAGCAGTTCGGGAGCTTGGGTAGGCCGCTGCTCGCCGGCACCGCGGCCGCGCTGGTCGAAGTGCTCGAGGAGGACCAGGTCCCGATCGCTTGGGCCGAGCAGCTCGTGGCCGACCTGGCCGCCGGCATGGAGACCGCGCCCCGCACGATGGCCTATTTCGCGCCGATCGTCCGCGAGCGCTGGTTCGAGGAGCAGGCGCGCAAGGCGGCGAGGAACACGCCGGTCGTGGGCCGCGCTGGCCCGACGCTGAGCAAATGGGACCGGCAGAAGCTGGCCGAGATCGACGCCTCGCGCGCCGACGCCAGGGCCCGCATGCAGAAGATCGCCGACGAGGATGCCCGTCAGGCGCGAGGCAGCGTCGCATGAGGGAGCCCTACGCGCAGATCGAGGTGGACGCCTTCGAGGTGCTTTTCGAGGATCTCTGGGCCGCCTCGGGGCCGGGCTCACGCGTCGATTTCAGCAAGAAATCGGCGGTCTACTACCGCACCCTCCGGGATGTCCCGGAGACCTCGCTCCGCGTTGGGCTCGACAAGATCATCGCCGCGCACACGGACGGTCCGATGCCGCGCGCCGGCGCCTGGCGAGAGGCCGCGCTCCAGCACATGGCCGCGGTGCGGCAGGCGCTCGACGCCAAGGAGCGCTCGGAGGGTCGCGCGATTGGCCCCTGGAATCGTTGCGCGTGTGGCTGCGGCGGCCGGCTCTGGTACTCCGTCATGCGGGACGGCACCACCGGCCAGGTCCGCACGCACGCGGTGGACGTGGCCGAGCAGACGACGGCGCCGGCCGTGCTCGAGCGGATGCCGAGCTACGCCAAGGCGCTTCGCGCGCTAGCGGGCCAGCCGATGCTCAAGCCGCACATGGAGTGCCGAGGGAAGGGCGAGGGAGACCGCTACATCGCGGACCGACTGCCCACGATCCAGGGCGAGGTGCGCTTCCTGGGCTACGAGCCGCCCGGCACCACCGACCGGGACGGTGCGCCGGTCTACGACCTGGGCGTACCTGCCGCCGCCAAGCGTGCGAGCGCCCAGCACAACCAGGGTGCCGCATGAGCCGCATTCAGCGCAGCAGCCCGAACGAGGTCTTGGCGATCGCCCAGCGCGCGCACGAGGAGCTCGCGGGCGAAGCGTCGTATCCCTTTCCGTGGCAATGGGACCGAAGCCGCTACCCGATGGCTTGGCTCTGCAGTCGGCCGACCGAGGCGTCGGTGCAGACGCAAATCTTGGCGCACTTGGCCCGCTGGTTCGTCCGCGCCTTCCCGGTCGACGCGGGCGCGAAAGCGATCCGCGGTCGCGCGCGCGGCGTGCTGGGCCGGGCCGATCGGCCAGACCTCGCGGCCGCCGTGCTGCGCGGCCGAACGGGCGCGGCCCAAGAGGGCGTCTCGGACATCGTCGGCACGCTGCCTGGTGGCCGCTCGCTCTATCTCGAGGTCAAGCAACCGGAGTGGCTCGAATGGCACCCCGAGCGCGGGGTCGCCACCCAAGTGAGGAGCGCGGGCAGGCCGACACCGGCGCAGCTCCGGTTCCTGGCCGACATGTACCGCCAGAACGCCCTCGTCGCCGTCGTCTGGTCGACCGGAGACGTCGACGAGCTGCTCGGCGCGCCGGGCCAGCCGCGACGCGACCCATACGCCCAACATCCGGTCAGCATCCCATGAGCATGCCACGCCCGACGGGCTACCGCGATCTCGATCACGTCGCGCGGAAGCTCTCACAGGTCACGGTCAACCTGCAGCCGGCCGCCTTCCTGCCGCTGCCCAGAGCCCGCGCGCTCGTCGCTCGCGTGCTCCGGTGCGTCTTCCTGCCGCTCGAATCGCTGGACGGCGGCGCCAGCGAGCACGCCTTCTGGAGCTGCTGCGCGCTCCTCCATGCGCTGGATTCCCATGCGCAGCGCCTCGGTGCTGCGATGCCGGTGCCCAACAACCCGGCGGAAGCCAGCCAGCTGGTTGAGGCCATGAAGGCGGGCACGATCCAGCTGGACGACGCTGATCTCGTGCGCTGTTACCGCGCCTTCCTCGCCAAGCACGAGGACCGACTGAGCGCGGACGAGGCGGCCTTCCTCACCCGGCTGGGCGTGCGCGGCGTGCACCTCTTCAACCCCAGCGACAGGGGGACCTCGTGAGCGCTAAGAAGACGCTCCAAGAGAACTCCAAAGGCCGGAACCTCTCGGATTGCGGGCCGGGCCGCTACCGCTTGGACGAGGTGAAGGTCGGCGCCCTGCTGCGCCAGGCCGAAGCCCTGGAGAAGATGGCGGCCGACGTTGCCGAGATCGCCCGACACCTCAAGTGGGACGAGGCGCGACGCACGCTCGAGCGGAAGGCGATCGCCCGCATGGAGCGCAAGATCGCCACGCAGAAAAAGTTGAATGACGAACGTTGGGACCGCAGGCACGAGACGTGAGTGCACCTCTCGCGCTCTCGCGCCTCGTCGCGCTGTGCAAGGCGTCCATGCCCATCTGTCCGCGCTGCGGGCATGGGGTCTCCGGCGTGCCCATCGCCGTTACCGGCGGCACCGTCACCTGTTGCCGGAACCGGCCGCCCCGGAATCCGACTGCCGGCCGCACCGAGAACCACTGCAGCCAGCACGTCGCGATCGTCCCTGCGCCCGGTGGCGTCGTGCTCGTGCTCGCCCTCACCGCCAGCGAGGCTCGCACCCTGACCTACGGCCAGCTGCTCGACATTCCAACGGCGGAGATCGCGGCGTGCCACACCGCGCTATGAAAGCCGCCAAGCCCAGGAAGGCCGCGCGAACCAAGGCCAGAAAACCGAAGACCGTTCCGGCTGTGGCTCCGACGCCACAACCATCGGCACAACCTTCGGCCAAGCCGCGGCGCGACCCGGTTCCCCAGCCGCACGGTGGCGCGCTTGTGCCCGGAGCCGGCGGTGGACGCGAGAACGGCCTCCTCGGCGGCCGGCCACGCGATACGACCCGTGCGCTCTTCCGGAAGCTGCTCCGCGACGAGCTCGCGCCGGCGGCGGTGGCGGTCGTGAAGAACTCGAAGAAGGTCGGCGATCACTTCGAGGCGCTGGAACGCTTCGCGGCGATCGGCTTCAACGAGCGCCTTCGCCTGGCGCAGCTGGACGCCCAGACCAGGGTCAACGCCGCGGCGGCCAGCCAGTCGGGCTCAAGTGCCCAGGTCCAGGTCCACGTCGGTGGGCCGCCGACCGGACTCGAACGATCAGCCAGTGAAGTCCAGAACGGATAGCAGCACGGAAGTACTCACGCAGGGCAATGCAGGTCCACTCCAGCAGGAGACAGCAGCTATGCCGCGTTCCAAGAAGGTCCCTCAGTCCCGCCGCTTCATGGTGCGCCAGGGCGACGTCATCGTGATCGGGCTTCGTAAGCCGCTCGCGGCCAGCGCTCAGGGCTTGACCCCGATCCCGGCCGAGGCCGAGCGCACCATTCTCGCCCACGGCGAAGTCACGGGGCATGCCCATGCCCTGCCCTCTGCTCAGGCCACACTCTACGGCATGAGCGACGAGCTTCGGAAGTTGCTGGGTCAGGATGTGCTGCCCGGTGACCGGGTCCTCACCGTCATTGAGGACACCATGCTCACACACGAAGAGCATGACGCGATCACGATCCCCACCGGGAACTACATCGTGCGCCGCCAGCGCGAGTACTCCCCGGAGGAAATCCGGCAGGTCGCCGACTGATGGCCGCGACCAAGCTACAGAAGCTGCCGGCAGCTCGGGAGGCTGAGCTGCCGGCGATCCGGGAGAAGTGGCTGGGGATCGGCCTGCGCACCGGAGCGGGCGACGAGGCAAGGGCATGGGAAGGCGCCAAGCTCGCCTACAAGACCGGCGGCCGGCCCGAGCCCAAGCTGCGCATCTGGATGCGTTCGCCGATCGAGATGCTTGTTGCCTGCCACGTACTGCGAAACACCGACGTTCTCGCTCAGGTGAGCGATCAGGTTCTCGCTCAGGTGAGCGATCAGGTGAGCGATCAGGTGCACGCTCAGGTGCACGCTCAGGTGCACGCTCAGGTGCACGATCAGGTGCACGCTCAGGTGCACGATCAGGTGAGCGCTCAGGTGCACGATCAGGTGCGCGCTCAGGTGCACGATCAGGTGCGCGCTCAGGTGCACGATCAGGTGCACGATCAGGTGCACGATCAGGTGAGCGCTCAGGTGCACGCTCAGGTGCACGCTCAGGTGCGCGCTCAGGTGCGCGCTCAGGTGCGCGCTCAGGTGCGCGCTCAGGTGCGCGATCAGGTGAGCGATCAGGTGCGCGATCAGGTGCGCGATCAGGTGAGCGATCAGGTGCACGCTCAGGTGAGCGATCAGGTGAGCGCTCAGGTGAGCGATCAGGTGAGCGATCAGGTGAGCGATCAGGTGAGCGCTCAGGTGAGCGCTCAGGTGCGCGCTCAGGTGCGCGCTCAGGTGAGCGCTCAGGTG